ATAGACCCTAAGAAACTAACTAAAGCGTCAGTTCCAGCACCGGCAATTCGTTCCGCGTTGTTACCCGCCTGAGTAATAAACTCAGTAATCATATCAGTAACGGCGCTTGCAATATTGATAAAGCCATTTCGGATGCCATTGATCAGCTGAACAATTAAATTAAACCCAGCATCAATAATCGGCTGAATATTAAGGGCAATCCCATTGATAAACGTAACAATAAAGTTTGTTCCGGCTTCAAGGAGGAGCGGGATCCCATTTGTCAAACCGTTAATAAAGTTTGTAAGGATGCTCAATGCCAGAGTGGTGATCATCTCAATGTTATCGTTAATACCGTTCAAGAAAGAAGTAAGTAATTCGATCCCAATTTGAATCATAATTGGAACTTTTTCCCGAAGCAGCTTAAACCCAATGTCCATGATCGCGCCAATTGCTTCGCCAATCTTTGGCGAAAGCTCAATGATCTTGTCAAGGATGAGCAGCAGAACGTCTCCGAACCCATTTACTAAATCTGGAGCGTTGTCTAGAAGAACTTTTATGAGCTCAATGAATCCCTCGGCAAGTTTTCGAATAAACCTAGGAACTGCTTGCGCAACCGTGTCCAGAACATCTCCAAATGTGTTTAGAGCATCTGGACCCACACGGGCAAAGATTTCTAGAGACTCAGCAAAGAGTTTTGCGCCTACCCCAAACAAAGCAAACGCAGCGCCAACAAGAATCAAAGCCGCCCCAAGGCCGATTAGCGCAGCAAGAAGAGGCGGGAAAGCTGCAATTGCCGCGGCGGCAAGGCCAAGCACTAAAAGAACACCGGCAATACCAAGAAGGCCCTTGCCAATCTCGCCAAGGCTTAACTGCCCAACCGTGCTTAGCACTTGAGCCAACACGTAAAGAGCGGCAGACATAATAAGAATAGAGGCCGCCCCTGGGAGAGCATTTTGCATTGAGTTTGCCGCAATAACAAGAATGGCCAGTACTGCCGCCATTCCGGCAATACCCTTGATCAACTCCCCAAGTTCTAGCGAGCCAAGACTCTTTACTGCTTGCGCCATGACGTACATAGCTCCAGCAATGACCAACAAACCAAACGCCGTTGGAACAAGATTGTCGGGCAACAAAAGTGTAGCCTGAATAATCAAGAATAGAGCCGCGCCAAGGCCAACCAAACCTTTAACCATGTCGCTCCATGGCATATCAGCAAACTTTTGAACGGCTTTCTGCACCCCAAGCAAACCAATACCAAGAAGCACAAAGTTGACACCAAGTTTGGTAATGTTCTTATTGTCCAAAGCCTTCATTGCTAGAACGAATCCAGCAAGAATAACGCCAACTGCAAGAAGCCCTTGGCCAAGTTGTTTAAGATCCATGGACCCAAAAGCTTTAATTGGAAAGCTCAGCAGGAGCATTGAGACCGCAAGGACGCCAAGAGAAAATGCAAGTTTTACAATTCCGTCTGTATTTCCATCTAAATATTTGGCTGCAAGAACTAAACCGCCTAGACCGGCTGCAATTCCCGCCAGTCCAGTAACTAATTCTGCAGGATCTAACCTACTTAAAATAACAATAGAAACAGTAAGCGCGAGCATTGCGATACCAAGAAGAGTCATGCTACTAGCTAAAGCCATTAATTTAACAGGATTCATTTCAATTTTAGAAAGTAATGTCAGCGCGGCCACCATAGACCCAATTCCACCAGCTACGGCGCCAAGACTTGTTGCAATTTTAGTTGGCTCAATAAATGACAAAGCAATAATCGAAGCTGTAAGAACTGCCATAGCAATCGCAATCCTTAACAAAGCGTCAGCTTTTATTTGCAGCTGAAATGCTTGAAGGGTGTTTCCGACCTCATCAATTGCCCCAGAAAAAGATTCTAAAAGATCTGAAAGCCCAGCAAATTTAATACCCTCGGTAACAAACTTTCTAATATAGAAAACAAGGCCACCAAACAAACCAACCGCAACGCCGGCCAAAGCTGGCTTAAAAACATCTGATGTAAACGCGGAAGAAATACCCTCTCCAATTCCGGAAAAGAAATTACTTATTGAAGACCCAATCCCCCCAATAAGTTCTTTGACCCCATTAAAAGCGTTTTTTAACGTATCTCCAATAGTAGAAAATACCGATTTAGTTTTTTCACCAACAGTTGAAAGCCCACTAAGTTTTTCAGAAATTGTGCTAAAAACCCCAGTAGCTTTTTCTCCACCTGGAACGGCTTCTCCACCACCAAACAAACTAGAAATTTTTTCTTTGGCGGCTGTAATAAACTCGCCAAGCTTTTGAATTCCGGTGTTAATAATACCAAAGAACCTCTCGATTCCCCCACCTGAAACAAGCATTTCTTGAAGTTTAGTGATAAGATTACCAATGCCAGCTGCGGCTGGTGCAGCAGACCCAGCAAGGTTAAACAAAACTCCAAATAAGTTTTTAATAACACTAAAAATTCCAGAAACAACCGCAATGCCGATTTTAAAAATAGAAAATAAACCGGTAAAAATTGATTTAATTCTACCAGCAGTTTCTCCGCCAATGGAAAGCCCAGCAGCAAAGTCTCTAAATTTAGCAGAAAGAATAACTAATGTGGCAGCAGTTACTGGTGGAAAAACCTGTCTAAAAGCTTCTCTAATAGGAGCCAAGATGGTTTTAATGCCGGCTAAAGCATATAGCAACCCTTGAAGGACTGCGTCTCTTCCACCAAAAGTTCTCCATCCACGTAACATCTCGTTTCTTCGTTCAGTAATTCCCTGAATTGAACTAGAAATTGCATTCCCGAAACCACTAAATAATGTTTTGGCTTCCATGAAGTCGCCAACAATAAGTCTAAACGATGACGCCATTCCAGTGCCAAGAGCTTCTTTAACTACGCTTACCAGCTGAGTTGCAGTTTTAATTTCAGTTGCTGCTTTAACTGCTGTGTCTGCCGTTTTCTGAAGCGCAACAATCTGAGCATCAGAAAAGCCTTTTGCTGACAATTCTGCTGCGCTAAGATCGCCAGAAAGACCAGCTAACGTCGTGCTTAGAACGTCGGCGGTAATCCACCCATCTTGAAGGCTTTCCCGGAAAGAGTTTCCAGAATCTTCCCATTCGGTAAAGCTCTGGTCCAGTGGGACGTTGGCAATGGTCCCCATTGCCTTAGCCGTCTCAAACAAGGCGGACTTAAAAATTTCACCACCCATACCAGCATTGACAACTGAGTTCCAGTCCATCAAACTAACTTTTCCAGCGGCCAAGGCCTGCGAAAGCTGGTACATTGCGGTAGAGGCTTGTTCGGATGAAGAACCAGAAATGGCCGCTAAGTTTGCAATACCTTTAATTGAACTAACAGAAGTATCAAGATCAACACCGGCAGCGGTGAACGTGCCAATGTTTTTTGCCATTTGGGCAAAATTGTAAATAGTTTTATCTGAGTATACATTTAACTCGTCTAGCGCATCGTTAACAGTACTTAAAGTTTCACCTTTAGACTCGGTGTTTGCTAGGATTGTTTGAATAGAACTCATGTTGAGTTCGTATTCCTGGAATCCAGAAAGAACTGGGTCCAGAGTTAACGCTTTTGCAATTTGAGTACCTGCTTGAAATGCTTTGGCTGTAATCCCAGCCAAAACAGTTGCCGCGATAGTAGCTAAAGCTAAAAACTTAGTCGAAACACCATCAACTTGGAAGCTCATTCCACCGAGATCAACTCGGTTGGCAGCTGTTGTAACGTCATCTAATCCTTTAATACCATCTCTAAGTTGGAGTTTATTATTAACTTTGTCTGCGGCAGTGCCAATGTTTTCTAAGCCTTTAGTGCTTCCCTCAAGCTTTAAACTACTACTAGTTTTTTGCGCCGCCGTAGAGACGTTTTCAAGACCTTTTGTGCTTCCTTTAAGTTCTAGTTTTTGATTAAACTTATCTAACGATCTTGACGTTTCCTCAATGCTCCGTTGAAAGGAGGCATTATCAAAAGTAATTTTGACTACGCGGTTGTCTACTCCGCTCATGCTTTCACCTGCCTCCAAATGTCATTTACAATCTTTTCGAACACTGGCCTAATGGCTGGGTTAATATAATCAATTCCTTGAACGTAACCGCCAGTTCCAGTCCCATGACCGTACTGAATTAAAATAGCTACGTTAACCCCGTCATTTGTGTTAGTATTATACCATTCGATTCCTGGGTTGGTTTTGCTGTTGATAATTCTGTAGCCCCAAGAATCAGAAGTGAGACCGCTTTCTTCCGGAGTGTACTTTTCTAAAGCATTTACTCCCATTTTGCCATACTTATCTAAGTTTACAAAGAGGTCGTTTGACGAAAGCTTTTTTAAAAACTTTTTAGTCTTTGAAAAGTCTCCTGTGGAAGATAAAGTAATCAAAGCGGTCTCCTTTCTAACTAGAGAATTCCAATGTCTTCAACAATAATAAAAGCGGCTGAACCATTCTCGTCACTCTGGATTAGAGTGTTTGGGTACGTGCTGTAGGCCTGAAGTTTAAATGATTTAGATACATTCCACCCTGCCGGCGCAATAACCACTGCACTAGAATGGGCGTGAACAACCCAGTTGTTAAAAGATGCGTGAGCTCCACCGCGAACAATGGTGTTTGGGTCGCTATTTCCAGTTCCAGTATCCGAAGGAACCAACCTAGTTACAAATCCGCTTCCTCCAAGTGCGCTAAAGGCAACGTGGCAAGTAAATTTGTAAGCCCGGCCAACGGTTGGCGTAAACGTAACCGTAGTTCCATTAACATTTTGCCATAAGTTAGCTGAGCCCATTGTCTGCTGAATATTATAAGAACTAAACGCAACAATTCCACGTCCGCTGTCAGAGATCTGAGATTCAACGTTAGCCACAGCTGAGTTTAACTGAGAAAGACTTACGTCTCCTGTCGGTCCCTGAACGCCCTGAGGACCTCGAACATTTCCAGCGTTAATTGTCTGGTTGTTGTATCGAGTTAAAATTAAATCGTTTCCAATAACCTGGCCACTAACAATGGCCTGGTCTTCAATTTCCTGAATTCTTGCGGCCGTATAACCTGTAACTGTAGCCATGACCCTCCTTAAAAAGAATCTGAAAGCTGATAGGTAAAAGTATCTAAGTATCTAACGTTTGCGTCTCTAATTTCGTAAGTTCCGTTGGCACTGGTAACAACAATTAAGTTATCGCTAGAAGTAGACGCAGTCCAAGTACCGTCTCCATTGTCAACAACTTTAATGTTCGGAGCGTCTTTAACATCTTTTGTATCACTAAGAATGTACACATCATCTTCAGTAAAAATTGCATTTGCATCTTTAATTAAAAATTCACCTTCATCTACAAACATAATAAACCCTGGATATTTTGTTTCTGCTGTCCAGGTTCCGTTTCCATTGTCAGTAATTTTAATTCTAAACCAATTGTTAATATAAGAAACTAAATCGTTCATAGAAAGTAAAGATGCATTGGCGTAGTTTGTTCCGTAAAGAATGGCCTCAATTTCTTCCAAAAGCCAAGGATCTAACTCAGAAGTGTTAATCACCATATAAGCAGAAGGCCTATACCCTTCAATGTACTCTGGTGTAGTAAATAGTTCCCACTCGAACTCAACTAAAGACGGGTCATCACTAGCGGTTGCGTAAGTTTTTTCGCTGGGAATAGCAGTAATGTTATAAACAATATGAATTTTATATCCAGCTTCACTGCCTTCAAAATCGTTACCAATTTTTGTTCTATAACATAATGCAAATGTTTTTTGCGGTTGTTCGTTTAAATGAACACCGCTTCGAAGTTCTTCTGCGCCGTTAATTTCATCCAATTCATTTGGATATGTTACCGCAGAAAGAGTCGCTGTAAAAGTTCCAAGTTTTACAACGTCATTAATCTTTGACCCGTCTAAAAAGACTGGCTCAGCAGATCGGTCAAGGCTTTCATTGATAGAGGTTAAACCATTCCAAGGAACTGCCGAACCATCTGGTAAGTACAGAACGCCGTTGTCTAAACCAGACTCATAATACCTATCCCCAACCGCATCCCAAGTAATTTTAGGCATTTGTCCTCCGTTTAACCTTTGGTCCCTAGTTCGGCTTTTCTACGAGCATTAAGCTCTTTGTTTCTATTTGAAATCTCATGCCGAGACATCTTTTTTTGTGGGGAGTTTTTAATATTGCAAATTCTAATTAAAGAAAACAGCCGGTTTAAGTGCCATGTCTCACATTCAAACGGAATATTAAAGGCAACTAACCAATAGTAAATTAACTCGGCGGTAATGGTTTCTCCCTTTGACTTTTGTTGCGGCATAACACCAAATGTAGTAGCCGACTGTGGAGATTCAATGTAGTCATTAATTTTTTGTAAGTTTTTTTCTGAAAATCTGTAAATAACGTTTTCGTCATCCAAATCATGCAAAAGCATACACTTAATGTAATAAAAAATTTCTTCATGGCTTTTGTTGTTTGCTGACAAGAATGGTTTTTGAAATTCTGACTCCCATTTTGACAGAGAGACCAGAGAATGCTCTAAGTATAAAACTGTGTCATTAATAGTCTCAAAGGTTTGTGTCTCTTCATCGAAAAGCTCGTCGCCTTCGACAACAAGTTTAAGCATTCTCTGGCCTCCTGCCCAAAGTCATCAGGTGAAGTCGTAGAACCAATCGTCATCGACATTAGCCGGGAAGTAGTATCCGTTGTTGGGACGAGCCGTAACAACAGTATCCTCGGTAATGACGACAGCGCCAGCAGCCTGTGCGACGTTGTTGATGTAGTAAGTAACACCGGTAACCGACGGGATCGTAATCGTGTCAGTAGCCGAGTTATACGACGGCTCAGTCGGGGTGACCTGCACCGCGGTTCCGCTGAAGATGGAAATCACCGCATCAGGAAGGGGCAGAGACGGATCAGTCCCAGCCGTTCCGTAGAGGAAGTTTTCAAGAATCTCTAAATCACCGGAATCAACCATGGTGGAGTCAACCGTTAAGATAGAAGTAGGCCTAGCGTCAGTAACCGCAACCGGGACCGTCGTTAACTCCCAGCTAAACGTAATAGCCTCGGGCGAATCGTTGATCGTCGTGTAGGCCTTCTCCGAAGGGCTCGCGCTACAGCCGTAAACCAGGTGAAGTTTGTAGCCATAATCATCGCCATCGATGTCGTTGCCAAGTTTGGTCCTGTAGGAAAGACCAAACGTACGACGAGCCTGCTGCCCAATGGTTAATCCAGGCGCGGGAACGCCAAGACCATCAAAAGGAGCGAACTCATCCGGGTAAGTAAAGGCCTCAATAGTCCCACCGAACTCCTCGGCCGAGAAGAGGTTCAGGTACTTAACGTTATCCGCATACTGAGCGTTAGGCTCCGCGCCCGAAGGGGTCTCCGTAACGGTAACAAGACCGTTCCAAGCAACTCCATCAGTGTAAGCGCCCGAAGAATCGGGGATGTAGAGAACACCCCGGTCCACACCGGTCTCATAGATTCGCTCACCGGCACCGTCCCAAGTAAGAACTGCCATTGATATCTCCTTCTAGAAGTAAAGTTTGTAAACGTCGTGGTTTAGATTGTCTGCCGTGTAAAAACGATCATAAACACATGATGGCAACTCTGAAATCTTTTTAGGAATGTCGCTATCAGGGTTTCTATCAATAACTGTTAATTGATATCGCAATTTGTTTTTATACGGCTTATTATCTGCAAAGTCAGTGCTTTCGTCGTCTCTTTTGTAAATGATACAGGGGTATTTAATTTGAACGGTAGGAGGTGGTTGAAAATATACGTAGTCGCTACCTAAAAGATCAACTAAAAGTTCCTGAAGTTCAAGCCGTTGGGCCATTGTAAACACTCCCAAGACTGAGGATTAGGCGGGGGCTCTTGACTTCGACACTAGTCACAGTCCAAAGAACCCCCGCCCACCGCACGTATTTAATTTTAAAGAAGTGATCGATGGCATATTGATCGGCAACAATACTAATAGAGTTGCCAACCGAAATATCATTATTTAAAGATACTCCCGAATCTAAAGTTCTAGTATTACGAATAATATCTCCATAATACTGATACTCGGTAATGAGATCAACCCAAATACCAGACTCGGGTGGGTCTTCTACAGCTTCCCCGTATCCAATTTCTCCATAAAATTTAGCCATCTAAGCTCCTAAATCACTCCCCGACAAATGTCCAGGAATCGTTCTCGCTGCTCGGGAAGTAGTAGCCGCTTGCCGGAACTGCGTTCACAACAAACGTCTCACCCTCAGCAACCGAGTAAGGCGACCCAGCCGCGTTCATCGTCGAATCATCAGAGGCGTCCTGGTAGACGACACCCGTCTGGTTCGTGATGGTAATGTCGGAGCCGTCGAAAGCAGGCTCAGCCGGGGTAACCGCAACGAGAGAAGCAGCAACCTTCTTGACAACCATCGCCGACTTCAACTTGGTAAGCGCCCCAGAAACACGGGTCTCGATCAGGTACTTGTACTGGTTGTAATCGATGTCGAAATCGTCAAACATGCTGACGTTTCCGCCCTTATCGGCGCCAATAATGTAATCGACCGGGTTAACGAGAATGGCGACGATGTCGTCCTCTTCCTCCATAACCTCAACCGGAACAATCTCAGCGACCCGAAGCTCGGTAGCAACCTCGTCAAGGGTCTTGTAGATACGACGACCGACCGTGTCCTTCAGAAGCAGGAACTTGGCAATGTAGGTCTCGGTAGTGTACATGGTCGGAAGACCAGTGCCCTTCCAGTACTGGCGGTTCATCACAATGGCGTCAATAATCTCCTGCACCGAGGAGTTAGCATCATCGATGTTGACGTTAACGACAGTGGTGTAGAGCTCATGATCCTTTGCAATCGGGCGAATATTCTGCTCGTTGATCTTATCGTCGTGAGCAACGTCACGACCATCACCAATCAGAATAGCCCGGGCCAGCTCCTCATCGAGCATCAGCCGCATCTCACCCTTAAGCCAGGTGACAACGTCAAAGTCGGTGATATCGACCATGTCATCGCGATCCAGCTTCTGCTTCTTGTAGATGGTCGTCGGAGTCGTAACCCGCTTGGAGACGCCAAAGAACTCTTCCTTCTTCAGAGTACCAGTAATGTACCCCTTCGCCCTGGCCTCTTCCGGAGTGAGGTCAGCCGACATCGTCTTAACTCGGCTAAACGGGCTCTTCCGGGTCGCCGAAAGGAGCTTGTTAACCCACTCAGTCCGACGAGTGAACCACTCCGGAGTCGTGGCAATGTTCTGGGCATCCGGGAAAAGAAGATCGATGTCGGTGATACCATGCTGTAAAGCAAAGGCATCAACGGCGTCCTTAAGGGAGCCGAGCTTGGTAGCGTCGGAAACAATACCCTCAATATCGGCGTGAGAAAGCGTCCGAGGGGCCTCGGGCTTGGACTCATCGCCCTGCTCAAAAACGTTGCGGGTCATTTTATCACCTTCCTTGTCGGTGTCATTGGTAGTAACATTGTCCTGAGCCATTTCGCCGGTCTCAGTATTATTGTCTTCAGCAGAGAGAAGTGCTTCACCAATCATATAATGAAGAACCTCTTTCTGCTTATCGGTCATTGTCTCATAAACGTCTTCGATGGTCTCTTCGTCATCGGTATTGTCTTCCGGCTCATCATCTTTAGCATCAGAAGGAGCATCTCCCTCAGCGTGCTGAAGCTCAAGACCAGTGTAAATAATAACTTCGTCCTCTAAGGTGAACTCGTCCCCATCAGAGTGCTTAATAGTAACATTCTCAATAAGTGCGCCAGGATTTGCCCCGGAAAGAACAAGGCTAACCTCTCGAATAGCTCCGTGTAAAACCCGTCCAGTCCGCTCAATTAAGTCATTTGCCCAAATGGACAACATGTTAATGTCGCCATGCTCTAATAAATCTTTTGCGTGGCTAGCTTTACCAGAAGAATTAAAGAAACCATATGCGTAAACGCCATCTGGACGAGCTTCTAAAATTGCGTGACCAAGAACATTCTCTGGATCGTTGTGCCCGTGCTGCCAAACCAGCGGAACCTTTGCCTTATCCTGATGCTTAAAGGCGTCAGGCATAATGGTTCGCCCGTCGGTACACTTAAGCCCCGCCTTTGTGGCGTAGCCGCTAAAATCTGCTTCCATTTTGACTTCCTTTCCTAAGATTCAGCCACGTCGTTTAATGGCGGTTGTTGTGGCATGTTGCTATTGACCAGCTCGTCGGCTTTTGGATCCTTAGATGGAGGAATGCCAATAAACCCACGAATTTCGTTTGAAGTTAGAATTTCGTTTCTTGTAAACTTATCCGCAATGTCAGCAAGGTCACTAACAGAAACAAGCTTGAACGGATCTTTAAAGTATTGAATTCGTTCACCATCGGAAGTTCCAATTGGTCCAAGGAAAGCCCTCTGCATGGATTCTACAATTGCGTCTGCAATTGGCTCGATAGACCTACTATAATAGTTTCGCATGGCTTTTTCATCCGCCGTGCTGTTCATAATGTCTTCGGTAATCCCCAATTGGCCGTAAAGCATACCAGTTAAGTACTCAATCTGTTTTAACAAATTGTTTTCAGCTGGGCGGTTTAACTGTGTAATCTTTTCGGTTCCGTCAGTATAGGCAATTCCGTACTGGCTGCCTTTTAATTGGAATTCAATATCTTCTCTTCGCTTTTCTGCTTGCTGCCGCCTAGCTTCAGATTTTACAACGTAAGGCAACTGAATAATTAAATCTAACTTGCCGGAACTAGACTGCTCATCAACAACGTCAAGAAGCGTAAGTTTTCTAATCAATCGCTGTAGCGTAGAGTTTGGTTCGTTCATAATTGCGTATAAAGGATTCTCGACAATAGCTACATAGCGCTTTTCTAAAGTAATTTCTTCTCGTTCACCACGAGCTTCATTATAAAGGTTAATCCGAACATGTCGAGGATACCAAGCTACAACTTCGCCAACTCTAAGCGTGTAGATGTCAAATTTTTCTCTTGTCTGAGGATTGTAGTTGGTATCAACTGGGACTAAAGCGGCGCAGCCTTTGTCAAACATTGTCATAACAATGTCCTGCCGAAATGCTCTAGGCCCCTGGTCAATATTTGCCTCTAAAGTCAAAGCGGTGTTTAAAGCGCTTTGCATGTCTTCCATATATCGGCCATTTGCGTCGAGTTTAACATGTTTAAAATTAAAGCTCGCCACGTCAATGCTCATTCTTGTGTAGATTGAAGTGACAATTGACTTTTCATTGTAGTAATGAAACCTACTTCGATCGGGCCTGATGCCATAACTAGGACCATTGTGATAACTTGTTGGATCCCAAACTTCATAGTTGTCTCTAAACGCGTTCCAAGCGTTTTTAAATCTATCTAAAATTGGCATTAATGCATCACCTCCTTAAGTTACGGCGTAAATCTTACTTATTAAGCCCCTTCTAAAGCGGTAATTCGCTGATCAAAATCAAATAAAGCTGTAAAAATACTAGTAAGGGCTTCGCTATTCGCGGAGAGAAGATTCTCGTAAACACCCGGCTCAGTCTCAACAAAAAGTGCAATACTTTCAAGTTTCTGATGCTCCCGAGGCTCTCCTAAACTGGAAAGGATCACCTGAGTGGTTTTCTGATGCTCATTCATTCAAAAGCCTCCTTATTGGCTTTATAGGCAATATATGCGTCCATCATAGCGGACACATTATCAATTTTTTCGTCTGCTCTTTTTTTTAATAACTTCCTATTACCGTTGGTATCTTCCAGAGTAACTGCATTCCCCATGGCAAAGGACATTAAATCTTGATCAAAGATTAATGCTCTTTCTTCAGCTAGGATTTTTAGCTCTCCTAGAGGAACTGATTCGGTTTTTGCCCCCTGAATAACTTTTTCAATTCCATATGGTCCGTTTTCTGCTTCCCAACGAGCTACAAATTCTTTTGCATTGTAGGGGTCAAAGCCTAAGCACCTAACGTCGTATTCATTTTGAACAATAAATGCGTCAAGGTCGTCGTAAACTTCCATCATATCAAGAACGTTTCCTTCTAAAACCTGAAGACTTCCTTCATTGATAAAATCATCGTACTTTGCTCGCATGGCGCCAGGTAGTTTCATTAAAGTAAGACTTGTGATGTAACTTCTAGTTTTAATTCCAAACGCGCCATTATTTAATGGAAATAAAAATGTAAAAGCACAAAAGTCGTCGCCCTGTGAAAGATCAGCACCTAAAGCGCAGGGTACAGTCCAGAATTCTCTAGACCTGTGGGGGATAGTTTCTTCATAAGTAAAGAAATATGTATACCCCTCCATTGGTATACCAAAACGCTTTGCTAGAATATCATTCCTAGACGCTGGAGCTTTTTCAGCTCTTTCCACGTCCAAATGATAAACATCATATGTGACGGTTTTACCTAGATTTGGATTTGCTTTAACCCACGTTGCTGGATCTGAAACTTCTTCAATGTCGTCTAGTTTATAATGCCAGATTGAAACGTGCGGTGCTTGATACTCACCTTTTAAAATATTAGCAAGCTCCATTTTAATTGTATCGCCAGACCCGTTTCGCACCGTTCCCTCAGAACTAATTGCAACAATTAAATAGTCTTCCATCTTAGAAGCGCCCTGTTCAATAGCCCCAACAACATCTTCTCGAATATCCCCAGAAAGCCACTCGTCGATGGTAGAAACTTTTGGCCTAAGTCCTTGGAGTTTATTAATTGCCATCGGTCTAACTTCTAGAAGGGACCCAGTCAAAAAGTTTTCAACACCCTTTTTTGTAGAGGCTAACTTAACGCGTTCAATTTTTGACCCAGCTGTGTTTCTAATTGAGCCCTCAGTTAAAAACTTAAATAAAGGACCTCTTGCCCTTGTCACCGCAGTTCGAATTGGAGACATTACCTCATCAGCCTGCTTCATAGTTGGCGCTGTTGTTACCTGGTGAGTGGTAGAAGTGTCTACGTTAAGAAAATAGGCTTGAATACAAGCTCCATACATTGATTTTGCGGCCCCTCTGGCTACAATCAAATACTGTTTTGTAACCAGCCGCTTTTTAACCAGCTTCTTAACGTATTTTCCTTCTTTTCCATTTTCACCAGGTTGATAGACGCTCCGCTCAACAAAGTAATACCAACCAAAAATTTGTTCTGCCCATAATTTGAAGGTGTCTAATAAATATAAATCGCTTCCATCGGTTAAGGTCAATTCCATTTCACAGTATTTAATAAAACCTTCTACTGCTTGATCATCATAATAAATATTTTGGTTGGAAATTAAATCATCAATCCGATTCATCTCCAAAGAGATTTCTCTGTTTACTGGAATTTCGCCTGAAAGTACAGAGTCTCTAAACTCACCATAATACTTTGGGGTTGCGGTGTTTGACAGGGCCAATTAATTCCTCCTTTATTAAACCAAATTCCTATACTGCTTTTCTAACTTAGCTCGTTTGACTGATTTCTCAAGCGCTTTGTCGGAGAGAGCCGAAGCCGGAGATCGACCAGTCCTCTTAAATGCAATATCGTCAAGAGCAGCATTGACCTGGTTTGTCATCTGCTTTTTAAACTGGTCTTTTCCGATTTGAATAGCGACATCGCCAAGAAACTTTGCTGATTCTGTAGCGAATCGCTTACCTCTAGATACGCTCTCCGTTTGCGACTTTGCGCTAAGCTCTTTGAACTGCTGCTCCAGCCGCATTCTTTCAACAGCATCTTTAAGTTGTTTATCACTAAGGCTTTTAACACTTGGTTTTGGCGGAGGCTTAGCCCAAGCTGGTTTTCCAGACTTTGCGGATTTCTTTTTTTCTTTTCGAACTCCCCATTTCATGCCTTTGACCCCGGCATGATTCAGAAAGTTTTTTGTAAAATCGACCGCTTGAGCGAGTTCATCTTCGGTGTCTGGAAGAAGTTCAAAGGAAATAATTTTTCCCATGCTATCGTATCTTGCTTTTACTTCAATTTCAACGCTTTCGGGATCTAACATTTCCTTCCACCACCTTCCATGTTAACCCAGTATCTGAAACGTCGTATTTAAACTGCAGAGTCTTTTTGCTTCGGCTACTTCCGACCATTTTCTCTGAGTTTTTATTTAAAACTTGGGTGGCCATTGCTGACATTTCATCGTTATACTTTTTTAAAAGTTTTGGGTCGCCAGAAATGTTTTTGTTTTTGTATTGCGGCTTCTCATTGATTAATTTAATGTTTGCATTAATTTCTTTGCCGGATTTATTATAGATTTTTCTAATAGTTTTACTTTTTGTGGCTTTTTTTTCCCATTTTTTGTCAGCTTTTCTTACTTTCCTTCTAGCTGGGTTTGTCTTTTTAATTTGGCGGCGTTCTTTTCTAACGCCCCATTTCATACCTTTAACACCAGCATGTTCAAGAAAGTTTAAGCCTTTTTCTTTTAAAGATTCCTCAATATTGCTTTGAGCTAACTCTTGATCGGCCAACTCTTGCTTCCTTTTTCGCGCTTTAGCGGCAATAGCTCTAGCTTCCGCCTCGTTCTGCGGAACTGGCTCACCCCAAGCTGCAGCAGTAAGAGCAAACCTAGTAGGGCGACCTTTTTCGTCTTTTAGCGGTGGATAATTATCCTGGCCATAAAACCTCAAGGCCCAGCTAATCCAACGCTTTTTATCAGACGTGCTCGCTTTCGAGTAATTTTTGACTCCTGGCTTTAAATTACCACCAAAAGCTTTTCTACCAGCAGCTGTTAATCCACCTTTTGGGTTTTTTAAAGGTTTTTTATCACTCATGGTAATTCAACCTCCCGAAAAACGTTTAGACGCCACTCAAACTCTTTGATCTGGTTGTCCATTGCCTCTAGTAAAAATGAAGTTCCAGGTGGGTCAAACAAAACTCTACACTTTAAAAACACAAAAGACTTAACCATATGAAGCTGTTTGTCAGGAAGGCCTAACTCATCCCACTCAGAAGTTTCGTCTTGAATAAAGAATCCGCCTTCTTCTCCTACACCAAGCTGAGCCAGTGAAGAAAAAGTTGTATTAATAAACATAATAATGTCGGGGTCAAAAGCAGTATAACTTTCGCCAATACCTAAGACTTTTTTAGTACTAATCAGAATGCTATTCTCCATTTGAACCTCCTTTCAGACTACCAGAGTTTTGTATCTCCAGGTTTTCTTTGCGAGAAAGCGGGTATTAATAGGTTTTTGTTTCCGTAATGAATGGCATTATGCGTGGTTTTTGTGGTGGTAATTAAAAACTCTGGATCTAGTATCCATTCTTCTCCATGCAGAATGTCTTCTTTGATTATTGGATTTATGTGATGAACTAGAAGATTGCTATGAATTTCGTACCCTTCAACGCCCAAATCACACCCTTGATCACGCAAAATAACGTGATCTCGAGCGGATTTCCACTCATATGATTGATAGAATTCTTGGTTTAAATAGCGGTCAAATCCAAAAGTTTGAACGCCAATAGACCCATTTAACTTTAAATACTCAAACCTGTCTTCAAAACTATTTAACCTGTTTAGCTCTGAATATGTTCGTTCCATATCGTCACAAACTATCTAAAAACAGCTCAAAGTGCCTTTGCGGCATCTGAGTGTATGGAGTGTCGTGAGCTTTATTTGAAATGAAAGCCGAAGCAACAATGTTTTTACTAGCTAAAGCAGTTTGATACATAAACATGTGTTTAGCTGGTACAACCCCATCAAATTCACCATGAACCAAGCCAATTTTTGGAATCTTAGACGACGCCTGAGCGGAAACCATACTGGAAAGTGAAGACCCTTCAGTTTCTACCTGGGTAAGCGGGTAATCGTAATCGTTTCCGTAAAACAAGTTAGCGGTAATCTTTAATTTACCATAAGGAGCCACTAAAGTTTCTCCTCCACTAGCAAGTGGGCCGTAATCCGGATCGCTAGCGTCATTGTTGTAGGCCCACCACATATCGGATGGAGTTGCCCAAGTATATGCGCCTTTAAAAATTGGATCCGGTGTATTTGATCTACCGCCCCATTCACTGTTAACCGTTAAATCAAATCCGTTTAGATTAGATAAATCTCTACTGATTGCTGCAGCCTGAGCTAAATACGCCCCAGCTGAATGCCCAGTTACAATTACACGGTTGTGATCCAAAGCATAATCTTCTTGCTCTTTAATCCATAAAGCCGCCAACTTGACGTCCGAAATAAAACTAGGGAACTTTCCAGACCCCTGATTTGGCCAAGCGGGTTTGGCAATGTCAAACAAGCTTAACTGCCACGCAAAGATGTAGTCAATGCTAACAACAGCATAACCTTTTCGAAGAAGCCAATAAACCCAACCGTCATGAACGTCACCTCTTACTCCAGCGGAGAAGAATCCTCCATGAACATACATAACTACTGGCCAACCATTAGCCGGCGCGGTTCTTGTTGGGATCCAAAGAGTAAGAGCCCTGACTGATTTGCCTGGATCGTAGTTTAAATCATGAACTGTGTAGTTTGATGTTGAATATACAAACTCTCTTGACCTGTCATGCCAATTGTTTTTGTCTGATGTGTTCACAACTCCAGACTCGACAACGCCTTCTTCAAGTACTGGAACTTCTTGACCATCGACCATTTCGTACCAGGTGTTTACTGGAGTTTGATAATGTTGATCTGCTGTTCCATCCAGGTTATACGTATCAAAAACTTCAAGATCCCCAAACCACCACTCTTGAATATAGCCACCAGCACCACATTTAGACGGATGCCGTCCAAGCATAATACAATTTGCGTCGATGCTTGCGGGGTTACATGTAACAGTGTACCAAGGAGTTCCAGTGTCTGCCCACTTCCAAATCTTTAGTGTTACTTTTGGAGCAA